TTAAAAAAAGAATATAAAGCATGGGAACAATCTAAACAATGTGCTTTAATAGCAGTTGATGAAATTATAAATATTTGTCCATTTATTGGAATTGATTTTGCAAAATCTGAAGGCGCAAAAGAATCAGATGCTAAAGAATATTGGCAAGAAGTGAAACAGGAAATAAATCAAATTAACAACTAAAAACAAATAAAAATGGAAACAAAAAACAACTACGAAAGTAAGAATAATGCAGGCGCAATCTTTAAGAATAACAAAACAAAAGACACGCAACCCGATTACAAAGGCAAGGTAAAAGTAAACAATATAGAAATGGAAATATCATTATGGTTCAAAGAAAGTCAAACAGGCACGAAGTATTTTAGCGCATCATTCCAAGAGCCATTTGTTAAGCCAACTACTACCGAGCCGAATGTTAAAATAAATAATATTAGTGATGACTTACCTTTTTAAATAATTATAAAAAAAAATATGAAAGTTTACAAGACATCAAATTGGAGAGACATCGTAGAACTTGAAGCAATACAAACGGATGATAATAATATTTGGCTTGCTCCTACTAATTTAAATAGCAAATATTCATTTGAAAATAGCGTGCGTAAATTTGAGCGTAAAAATGAAAGAGTTCAATTTTGGAATACTATTGAAGAAGCTAAAAGTTATTTAACTGAAAAATTAAATGCTGAAATTTTAAAATATGAAAAACAAATTTTAAAAGCAAAGGCTAAAATTAAAGTATTAATGTAAAATAATAAAAATAAATTTTTTTATCTAAATAATTAATTATACATTTGTAAACGCTAAGTTGTAATTGAGGGATTGCAACATCTAATTAGCTAACTTTTAAACAGCCTTTTAGCTTCCCTCAGCTATTAGGCTTTTTTTTTAAACAAAATGAAAAATCTAGAAAAATTTACAAAAGAAATGATTGACGGGTTTATACTCGGAAATCAAAGCAGTTATGAACGTGGGGACACAATTGATCCACGTAAAGAATTAACATTTATTGTTACCGACAGCGGCAACAAGTTTCACATTAAGGCAATTTGGATTAAAGGAATTACATCCTATCCACTTGTTAATCCTATGACTGATAAAGACGATGTGCATCACTTTGAAGACTATTATTTTTCAATCAGTAGAACCGACACAATTATTAAAGCCAGTGATGAAATTCATGAAGCCTTAGATTACGTTAACTTAAACCAATTTTTAAATTATTAATATTATGAAGACAACAATTAACACAAAATTATTAGAGTTTCAAAAGAAAATCGGAATAATAAAAAAGGATAGTAAAAATCCACACTTTAAAAATACCTATGCTTCATTAACTCAAATACTAGGCGAAGTAAAACCACTACTAACTGAATGCGGTTTAATATTAATACAGCCGATTAGTTTAGATGGAGTTGGCACCACGATAATTGATTTTGAAACTGGTGAGAAAATTGAAACGGTTATTAGTTTGCCTATTAATTTAACACCCCAACAACTTGGATCTGCAATAACTTATTTTCGCAGATACACTTTAGCAAGTTTATTATCTTTAGAGATTGATGATGACGATGCACAAAGTACCGTTATTAAGCCACAAACTAACTTTGAGGATGCTAAAAGTAAATTGATAGTAGTTAGCACGCTAGCAGAATTACAAAGCGTTTACATGGCTTTAAATCCAATAGAGAAAGCAAATAAAGAGGTTATTGAATTAAAAGATAAATTAAAATCAACACTTAAATAACATGGAAGATATAATAAAGAAAATAGAGGGATATCAAGCTGAGCATAAACTAAGATACAATGCTGCAATGGCTAAGCCATTTGATGAAATAGTATATGAACTTGCTGGCGTTATAGGTGCTTACCAAAGCCAATTAGAAATTGTAAAATTATACTTAGAATTAGAATGCAGAATAAAGAAATCATAACCGAAAAAGAGTTGTTGGAATTGGCAAACCGATACATACAACTAGAGCAGGAACACGAACAATACGTGAAAGCTGCTTACCAAATTATAACTAAATTACAAATTGAAATAAACGAACTAAAAAAACAAATCAAATGAACTATCTAATAAAAGTAATTGAGGACTTAAATTTGAACGGAATTTATTATACTCCAAAAGAAATAACAAACGAAATAAATAAAGTAATTATCGGAAACCCACCATTTAAAACTAAAACCAAATGAACCAATATAAAGACGGAGATAAAATAAGGATATGGCTTGAAGATTCAGTAGAGCCAAATGGTGGGACATGGTGCTATGGTAAAATTGAAGAGATAAAAATAGTTTACAAAATATTTGTTCAAGATGGCTTTCCATTAGATCCCGAAAATACAATAGATACATTTAATAATTATAAAATAGAAAAACTATGAATCAATCAATCTATAAAATCCAAAACGAATTTCAGTTAATTATTGCAGAAGTAATAAATAACGAAGGTGAGATCACTCCCGAATTAGAAACAGCATTAACCATTAATAAAGAGCAGTTACAAAGCAAAGCAGTCGATTACTGCTATGTTATAAAACAGCTTGACTATGATTGCGAGCAAATTGATAATGAAATTGCAAGACTTAACAAGTTAAAGAAAGTACGTGCTAACTTAGTGGACCGATTAAAAAATACAGTATCTTCAGCCATGCAATTATTTGAAGTAGAAAAAATTGAAACCCCACTAATTAAACTATCATTTAGGAATAGTGAAAGCGTTGAGATTACGAATGAGAGCCAGTTAGACGCTTGCTTTATAGTTACAAAGACGGTAACAACTCCCGACAAAAAAGCAATTAAGGATGCTATTAAAAATGGCGTGTTAGTTTGTGGTGCTACAATTAGTTATAATAAGAACTTACAAATTAAGTAATGCTAACCATAACAAACGAAGATAATATGCAACTAATGGCTAGGTATGAAGATAATCACTTCGACCTAGCTATTGTTGACCCTCCTTATGGGATTGGAATGCCTAAACAAAGTAATTTAAAAGGATATAAAGGAAGGGAATCATTAAATGAAAGGTTAGAAAAAAACAGATTAAACGGTGGAAGTGGTAAATTAAAAAATAGAATACTTAATACTTCAAATTGTAATTGGGATAATGCAATACCAACTAATGAATATTTTAATGAATTAAAAAGGGTATCTAAAAATCAAATTATTTGGGGTGGCAATTACTTTCCGTTATCTCCAAGCCGATGTATTATTTGTTGGGATAAATGTCAACCTTGGGAAAATTTTAGTCAGATTGAATTAGCTTGGACTTCTTTTGATATGCCAGCTCAAATATTTAAGTTTGACAATAGAACTGGTGGTAAAATACACCCAACCCAAAAACCGCAACAACTTTACAAATGGCTACTTGACAAATACGCTAAACCAAACGACAAAATACTAGATACTCATTTAGGTTCAGGTTCAATAGCAATAGCTTGCCACGATTACGGATTTGACCTTACAGCGTGCGAACTTGATAAAGAATATTACGACAAAGCAATGCAAAGAATAAACAACCATACTAACCAACAAAAACTATTTTAATCATGACAAACAAAGACAAACACCCTACAGAAATAATCCAAGAGTTAGATTATGAGATACACGAATTAGAAAAATTTATTGAAAGTCTGCACTCTGAAATCTTACTTAAAAAAATGATGTTAGAAAAAGCTAAATTTAAAAAGCAATCAATATTAAACTATTTAAACGAAAATGAGTAAATTATTTTATTACATTTGGATAGCAATTTGGGTAGCTTTAGGGCTGCCCATAGTTGCAGTAATTATTTCAGTCATTTATATTCAAAGTAAATGGCATCAATTAACTTGTAAAATGTGTAAAAAATGACCGCTATTTTAGAATTTGACTTAGATAACCCCGATGATAAAATGGCACACCTTAGATGTGTTACATCCTTAGAAATGGCTTTAGTGATATTTGAATGCTTACATAACAAAGCAGACATAAACGAGATGTGCGAAAAATATAACATTAATATTGATAAACTAATAATATGACAAACGAAGAAAAACAAATAATCAGAGAACTGGCATATAAAATAATTCTGCCAACAATAATAATAGTGTTAGTTTGCCTTGCTTTCATGATAACCTGCAAAGGTAAAAGTAGACCGCCACAAGTACCGCCTAGCGTATTGGACCAACGTATTGATAGCGTTAAAACCCACATCAATAAGGATAGTTTGATTATTGATAGTTTGATGAAATTGCGCCCAAAGGTTATAGTAAAGTATAAAACTAAATACGATACAATATACCAACAAGCCCCTGACACTTGCAAAAGTTATTTAGCAGAATTAAACGCTGAATGCTTAAAAATAGATAGCTTTAATTTAGGCATTATAACACGACAAGAAAATCAATTAATAAGTTATAGCGAACTTGTTGGAACTATGTCTGAGCAGTCAAATATGTACGTTTTAAGGCATACTAATGATAGTTTGTCAATCAATACTTTGCAGCGTAAATTAAAACGGACTAGAAGGATTGCGATAGGTAGTTTAGGAATTGGATTTATAGGTGGTTTATTAATTAAATAAAAAAATAGTCAGGTGGCGTAACGGTTAAACGCATGGATAGCATTAAGTTGCTTATAAAGTGGTCTCCCAAACTCTGCAGGTTCGAATCCTGCCCTGATTACAAAAAAAGGTAGGACATGAAACCTACCTAATTTAAACAAACGTGTAAATATAATAATAATATGATAGCAAAAGAAAAAGCAGTACAACTATTTAATAAATACTATGTATCTATTTTAGAGGTTAATAACGATTTAAGCGAGGAAATTTTAATATCTATTTTAGCTAAACAATGTGCTATTATAGCAGTTGATGAAATTATATTACTTACTGAATGGTATGATAGAAGATATATATCTAATCAGTTAGAATATTGGATTGATGTTAAATCCGAATTATCTAATCTTTAGATTTCAAACCGCTGTAAGTAGTCATGCCAAATAATGCAGCAACAAAGCCATAATCAATAATAAATACTTCACCCAGCATACTTAAATCACCCATACTAAGCCATTTGATATGAGCTGCAACAATACACGCAATAATTGTAAAGGCTGTTAATTTGCGTGAACTAAAGCCAGCGTTACCCATCTTAAATGAATCAATAATATTTTTCATCGTACAATAGTTATATAAATTCTTTGCCCTTGCTTTTTAGCTGCTTCAATCTTTGCGTAAAGTTTATTTGTTGCTATTGTGCTTTCAGTTATTCGGTTGCTTAATTTGCGAGTTCCGCATAGCAAACAGCCCAAACTATCAACTTCGGTATTCCCTTTGTGGATTCTTATTCCTGAATAACCAACTACGTTTAATAAAATAGGCATAAACACCTTGAAGCGTGCCGACATAGTCCAATCAACTTCATATCTGCCATAAGGTATTGCAGTTTTGCCATAAACCTTTACTCTCAATATTTGCTCTAAAGTCAAGGTATTATTGATACCTCTATCTTTATCTTCCAATATGTAGCACTCAAATTTACCATCAATAGTTAGGCTGCCAATGGTTGAAATGTCCGTAAAGATTTCACGTTTAAGTTGTAATTCCATATCTTTAAATAAATAGTTAAACCTACGTTCAGTCATTAAAATGTATGATCAATAATTTTAGTTTCATTCGGTAAAATAGCTTGCTTAGGTTCATAAACAAAATTAGTTTTTTTGCTTTTTTCATCGCAACAATCTTGTTTAATTTCCTCTATTTGATATTGCAAATGCTCTATTTCATAATGCTTTTCAGTATAAAGTTCTCTTATATCCGATTTGATTAAAAAATAGTTAGCAACTAAGCCACCTGCAAATGTTAGCAATTTTACTTTATTCTCCAAACTCGCTAATTCTTTCATAATAAAGGTGGGTTTGGTTTCGGTTCGTAAATAATTAATGGTAAATCTTTAACCCACATAAATTCTTCATTTGTGCAATTAGCCATTTCCTCTACTGATATTATCCAGTTGTCATTAATATCCTGAATTGGATTAAAATAGCAGTCAGGCGCGTACCATTGAATTAATAAACTATCTTTTTGTTCTATTGTTAATAAGCCAACGTATAAATCCCATTGCGCTTGTTTTATATCTTTTAAAGTTGTCATTATACTTGTCTTCCTAAAGTTGTGTTAAAAGTTTGTACTGCATTGTAAAATGCTAATGCTTCAGCATCGGTTAAGCCGCTTCCTATTGATGCAAATGCGCATTGAAATGATCCAAATTGACTTACTGCCCCGTTTAAATTTAAAGCACCTATTGTAATAGGAAAATTTATAGTGGCAACATTATAAGTGTTAGAAACTGTAATTGTTTGTGCTAATGTAGCATTTCTATACGCTTTAAATGATGTGCCAGTTGTTCTACTATTTATGTAAAATGCTGCTCCATTT